CGAAAGAAGCAATAAAGGCATGGTTTGAATCAGTTGATGAGTATAAGCGTTTTCATAGGGGTGTAGCACTTTGCCGAGCTTCTTACAACTGCGGAGAAATGAAGGAGGTTTATTTGACAGCATTTGTTTCTAAGCAAAGTGAGAAAAAAGTTATAGATTTACAGCATGGCTAATGGTAAATATACACCAGAACTGTTTGATGAGATTTGTAATCTTATTGCTTACTCCGATAGGGGATTGGTAAGTATTTGTAAAGAGAAAGGCCTGAACGCCAATAGTTTTTATGAGTGGGTAGCAAAGGATAAAGAATTAGGCGACAAGTACGCGCGCGCGCGCGAGCTACAGGCTGAATATCTTGCAGACCAAATAATTGAAATTGCCGATGATGGCACTAATGATTACATGGTAATTACAAAAGGTGATGCAAGTTATAACGTGGAGGATAGAGAGGTCACAAATCGCTCTAAACTTCGCGTTGATGCGCGTAAATGGAAAGCATCTAAGTTGGCTCCTAAGAAATACGGAGATAAGGTTTCTACTGAACTAAGTGGTTCTGTTGAGGTAAAGCAAATAACAGGAATGGAGATTAAGTAGTGAAGCTGATATTTGACACACACGGAAACGAAAAGCAGAAAGAGTGCGTCAGGCAATGGCTAAACCCTGAAGTAAGCGATATTGTATATGGAGGGTCTAAGGGTTCAGCAAAGTCATTCACCGGTGTATCTCTCATTTTTGGTGACGCTTTTATATACCCAAATACACACTATTTCATAGCTCGTAAAAAGCTGAATGACCTTCGCAAATACACAATACCAAGTATTCACGAGGTATTTAAGATATGGGGCGTAAACGATAGTATGTATCGGTTCAATGGTATGGATAACTACTTTGAACTGCACAATAAGTCAAAGATTTATTTATTAGAGGCTAAATATCTCCCATCTGATCCTGAATACTACAGGTTTGGTTCCATGCAAATGACCAGGGGTTGGATTGAGGAGGCCGGGGAGTTTGACGAAAAGGCGAAGGATAACCTAATGGCAAGTATTGGGCGCTGGATGAATGATGAATACAACCTGCCCGCTAAATTACTGCAAACGTGCAACCCGGCGAAAAACTATCTATACAAAAACTACTATAAAAAACATAAGGACGGCACCCTTGAGAATTGGCGAAGATTTATTCAGGCGCTACCGGATGACAACAAAATGCTGGATAGGGGGTATTTAGAAAACCTACATAGGACATTGGATAAAAATCAAAAGGAGAGGCTTTTGTATGGTAATTGGGAGTATGATGATGACCCGTCCGCACTCTGTGAGTATGATAAAATATTGGATTTATTTACTAATGACTTCCAGGAATTAGGCGGGCAAAAATATATTACCTGTGACGTTGCGAGATTAGGGTCTGATAAAATAGTTATTGGTCTATGGAATTGTTACAGGGTTAAAATATATGAGTTTACGAAGCAACGAATTACAGAATCGTACGCATTTATAGATAAGCTACGAAAAGAAAACAAAGTGCCATTATCAAATGTAATAGCAGATGAGGATGGTGTGGGAGGAGGGCTTGTTGATATGCTTAGATGTAAGGGGTTCGTGAATAATAGCCGGGCTTTAGATGGGCAGAATTATGAAAATCTGCAGGCCCAATGCGCCTTTAGATTAGCTGAAAGGGTTAACCGAAATGGTATTTATATTGAAACGTCCGATTCAAAAGTTCGTGAGGATATTATTGAGGAGTTGGAGCAACTTAAACAAAAGAACATTGACGTCGATGGAAGAAAGGGGATTGTTGGCAAAGAGCATGTAAAGGCTATTATCGGGCGTTCTCCTGATTATAGGGATATGCTTTTAATGCGAGAGTATTTTGATATAGTCCCACCGCCAAAGGTTCAATCTTTGGGCGTTGGATTTAGGCCGTTAAATAATATACCAAGATGATTATAAAAATACAAGGCAAGGACTACGGTGTTCCTATTTCATTCCATGAACTAACCATTGACGCCTATTTAGGCTTTACGGCTGCATTTGGCAAGCCTTTTATTGAACGGTTAAGCATTTATACCTCCATACCTGCTAACGTGCTTAATGAAATGAATACGCAAAGTATTGGCAAATTATCAGAAGCTGTTGCGTTTATCGAGGATATTGATCTGCTTAATAGCCTTGCCGATGCTTATAGTGGAACTGATGTAGGAGCTGAATCGCTGCAGAAGCTGGAAACAGCTAAAAAGATTATTAAAGCCGGCGCAGGGCAGATAGCCATTGCAGAGCATTACACAGGGCAGGCTATTTCGGGCCGTCCATTACTTGAAACATGGCGCATGGTTCGCTTTTACCATGAATCAATAAACGCATTTTTTGATAGGTTCAAGGAAATGAACAACCACGAATACACGGATGACGAACTGGAGGCGGGGGTGGAGGAGCTAAACGTGTTTGGCTATTTCCCAATGGTGGTTGAATATGGTAAAAACAGGGGCATGACAAATGACCAGGTATTAGCATTACCTGCTATTGAGGTTTACATGGAACTGCTAATTGATTACCGCAAGGGGCAATACGCCAAACGTTTACAGGAGATTCACAAGGCAAGGGAAGAGCATTTTAGTAAGTTGGTGAAGTAAATATTTCATACCCAAAACGGGTTAACCGCCATACAGCCTGCCTATTTTTAAGCCGTGAGCAAATTGGCAAACATCATTGACGGCTGGAAAAACTACCTTTTTGAGAACAAGGACGTAGAGGATTTAGCCAATGAAAGGGCGCACTTCTGCGCTAAATGTCCGTTTGCGGTTGAGGGTTTGGTTACTGATTTAATTGATGATGACATAGTTGATATTAAGGGTATGGTATGCGATAAGTGCCATTGCCCTTTGTCCGCTAAACTGCGTTCTGTTGAGGAAAGCTGCCCTATTGGTAAGTGGCATGGCATAGGCTTAAATAGGTTCTAATGGCAGGTGAAAACGAAATTACGGGCATCCTCAATAAAGCAGGTTCCTACGTTTCGGCTGAAACCAAAGATGCCATTGTTCGCAAACCCGTAACCGTTTATGGGGTGGTTAACGCTTCAGGTAAGTTAAGGGATTCTGTGAGATATGATTTGCGTGATGGGGTTTGTAGGGTTTATGCGCTTGATTACATCTACTACGTTGAACAAGGTAGAAAGCCGGGCAAAAGACCGCCGCGAAAGGCAATAGAGCAATGGATAACCGATAAGGGGATTATACCCGACAAGATAAGTAAACAAAGCCTTGCCTATTTGATAGCTAAGAAGATAGGCGAAGAAGGAACAACAGCGCATAAGCAAGGGGGCACAAAGTTGTTAGCTGATATTGTGGGTGCAGATTTCAGGAGTAGCGTTCAAAGTGAACTATTGTTGACATTCAAAGAAAAAACAAACGCTGCCTTTAGGAGCGCAATTACAGGCAAATGAGCTTAGTATATAAAATATTGCAACGCCCTGCTAAATGGGTTTCGGCGCATCGAAAAAACGAATTTAAGTTGCGGTTGCCTCAAACCACTATTTCAAGCGGTTATGATGATGGTGATGGGTATCTAAAGCTAAACCTTGCAGGCGCTTTCCCGTTAACATTGGCTGAAGGGGATAGAATCTACATACCGCCGGGCACAGATTACACAGGGTTTCATAAGGTTAAAACCATACATAGCTCCATTCAAATTACACTAAACACAACCTATACAAGTTCAATAAGCGGTTCGGTTGTTATCCGTCAGGTTTACCTGCCAACAATATCAATTTACAAGGGTTATAAGCAGGGCGAATTGGTTGTTACATACGATAGCGGAACCGTTGACCTTTACGATATACTGCCCTATACATTGGTAGCAGAGTTTCAGCCTGAAGTGGGATTAGACGGCAATGTAACATTCGATATTTGTGGCTATCTGAAAACGGTAATTGAAGCACCGTATAAACCAGCTTACAATGCAGACGAGGATGATTACATATACCCTCAATACGTAATCAATACATTCTGTCCAAAATACTACAATAAGGTAACTGTGTTGGTTGAAGACCGTTGGAACATAGCCACACTATACGCTGCAAACGCAGCCATAAGCACAGATGAACTAAACCGTGACTTTGTTGATACAGGCAGGCAAATGCAACCGCTATTACAGCCGGTTAACTATTTCGGTGACTTTCAATTAGGCGACTACATTTTAGGAAACTTCATTTACGCAAAACTTACATAATGGCTATTAAAAGTAAAACACAGTTAGCAAATGATATTGCAGCCCTCGGTTCAACCTACAGCGAAGCGGCTGTTGAAGCTGTTTTAACTAATATGGTAGATAGTTACGAGGATATATTCCCTTCTGTAACAACCGTTCAACAGGCGGCTTTAACCCCTTCTACAGGGGATATTGTTTACAATACCGATACTAACCGTTACGAGTATTTCAACGGCTCGGCATGGTATGCCATAGGTCAGGACTTGTCAACCCCGCAAACGGTCAAGATTGATTTATCAACGGCTGATATATTGGCGCTAAACGGAACACCAAAACAGTTAGTAGCAGCCCCAGGTTCGGGATATGCTATTGCTGTTAACTCTATGGCTATGCGTTTAACTGCAGGTGGAACGGGCTTCACAGGAAGCTACAGCCTTGTTGTTAGGTGTTCAACTAAGACGGCCACCGATCCTTTGATTACCATAGGAGGAAACCCAATAAACGGCACGAGTAATAAATCGGGTTGTATTCCACCTGAAGGATTTGGGACAAATGCCATAGTTGAAAATGATTCGGTTGTCCTTGGAACAACAGGCGCTATATCCACCGGTAACGGATCATTAACTGTTTGGTTAACCTTCTGCATAATAGCCTACTAATGCCTCGCAAAGTATATAAAACATACTACCGTTGCAGTTCGCAGAATACTGTTGTTCATGGTCAGTTTGGGGATGAAATAAAACCCATACTAAGCACCATGACTTACAACGGTCGTTATAACCCATCGGACGGCACATATGGTGTTACACCGGTATGGTTTACGCATGTAGAGGGGTTGCCCGTTTATGACACCACATGGAGCTTTACGCCGCCTGCAGAAACCGATACTGAATATTGGTTTAGCTGGACGGCTGCATTTACGGATGGCACAAGCATGGAATACATTGTTAAAGTGGTTATGCTTGACTATTGTGAATTGGAGTTGGGGTGCGATACAGGCACAACGCGCAAGCCTTTAAGTGTGTTGCTGTGGTTAACACGCGAAGGTGGATGGTGTTACTTTCCGTTTAACGGCAGAAAGACTTTTGAGGTAAAGATACCTGACGGAAAAACATACATAAGCGGCGAATACATTTTGCGGAATACGTCAAGGCCCGGCGTTTATGAAGGGGAAACATTAACCACCGGAGATATACCCGAAATGGCTTTAGACCTGCTACAATCGCTAAAGGAATCAATACAGGTTTACTATGTTGAAGACTTTTTAGCCTATGTAGGTGAGCAGGTTTACCACCCAGTAATACTTCAGGACGGAGATTTTATGAAGCGCAAAACAGGCGAACAACGGTTTGATGTAACGGTTAAATTTCTATACGCCACAGAACGGCAAATACAATCGCAGTAATGTTAGAACTGTATATTGACAACAAATTGGTTGACCTTTCAGGGGATGATGAGATAGCTATTGACTATGCTATTTTCTCATTTGATGATATTAACGCAAGGAAAGGCGTTAGGTCATATCAATTTGCTGTGCCCAAAACCGGAAACAATAGAGCAATTTTTGAAAGCCCCAATGAAGCAACAAATCTAAGTGAGTTTCCATATACCCGTAAAAGAGCGCGTTGTCTTGCAAATGGGGTTGACTGCCTTATACGATTTGCAGAAATAGAATCCGCTAACGACTATTACAACGTAAGGCTATACGGCTCAAATACTAATTTCTATTCGCTTATAAAGGATAAAAAAATTATTGACCTTGATAATTGCAATAAAGACCACTTTTGGACTTTGCCAAACGTAGTTGATAGCAGGCTAAATAACACAGGGTATATTTATCCTTTAATAAACTATTACACACAAGCCCCTAACGGTTTTATAGATAATACCGACAGGACAATATCAGCCAGGCATCTATACCCGGCATTATTTGTTGAGGAAATTATACAGCAGATAATAGAAAAAGCGGGTTATCAGTATAATAATCTTGACCCCGCAGATGAAACATTAATACTACCATGTTCAGGAGAATTGAAAAGGGAGATTAGGCCAGACCTTTATGAATCTGTGCATACGCAAACAGGCACATTGCCAATACAGCAGCCCGTTAACGGTATTGGTTCAAAATCATACTACCTAACTTTCAATGAAACTGAAGGGGGGTGTGCTACTTATTGGGATGGGGTATTGGATGGGTATAGGGCGGACTTAAATGGTTTTCTGCTATTTGCTAATAGCATAGCGCTTACGCTTAAATGGAGTATTGTTTTAACAAACACTACCGGGGCCACTATTAGCGGAAATCTTGTATTCACCACAGATAATAATACTGAAACGGATATAGACCCGACAAGGCGAAATAGCTCTAATTACTATGAAGAGGCTTTTATGCTATTGTCGGGTGAAACAAAAACATTTACGGGTTCTTACGATTTTACTACAGGAAACGCCGGAACTTTCGAGCAAAATTATATTGCATCATGGATTGAAATTGGGGCCGGTTTAGATAATACGATTAACCTTGAATCGGATAGCTATTTACAAATATCAAATGTTCGCACACTCGAGGCGGATAGTCAAATAATATTTAAAGATTCATCTTCTAATCTATCCCCTACAAATTACATCAGCGTTGGTTCATTATTTGATTATAAACAAAGCGACATACTATTAAACTATTGTAGGCTTTTGGGGCTTATAATAATTTCTGATGAGGTAAATAAAAAAATAACACTTCAGAAATTTGATAGGATAAGCGAAAACGTTGTAAATGCTTTAGACTGGAGCAATAAGATTGATTTAAGCGCCACACCGGAAATCAAGTTTTTCAGCGAATCTATGGCGCAAAGAAATAACTTCGTTTACCAGGTTGATAGTCCTGAAGCTCAACCAATAGGAACAAATGGCTATATAGAAGTAAATAATGATAACCTTCCTGTTGAAGCGGATATGGTAAGTATGGATTGGGCCAGTTGCGATTCATTGGAGTTACTTAAAGGAATAAAAACGCCTACTATACCTTGTGTTGACCCGGATAATGAACAATATTCAGGCGTTAGCTCACAGCGTATTTTGTATTTGAAGCGTGTAGACGGGTCAGATTTGGAAGAAACAGATGATTTAACTTACACAGGAATTAGTGGTAGCCCGGTAACATCATCAACAGTAAGCAGTGATTACCCTTTGGCATGGTTTATAAATAGGGCAGAAGCGCATAATTTGGGGTTTGCCAACTCGATCATAAGCGAAAGATACGGATCTGTTAGTGATGTTTATGATAAGTATAAAAATGTAGTAGTCTATCTACGCCTGAACGAATCTGATATAAATAAACTTGATTTCACTAAGCCTGTTTACATACAGCATTTCAACGCCTACTTCTACGTAAATAAGATTATAGGCTATAAGCCGTGGTCTTATGAATCAACTCAAGTGGAACTTGTAAAACTTTACTAATCATGGCAGAAACTAAAGAAACCGTTGTATTTGAGATTGATGTAAGCGCCTACGAAAAAAAGTTGGCTGAGATAACCACGTCTATAGATGGGTTAAAGGATGCTCAAAAGAAGTTTAGGGATGAGGCTAAAGCCGGAAGCGAAGAAGCTGCTAAGTCATTGGAGCGTGTTAACGCTGAATTGAAAGTGCAGCAACAACAATACCGAACCACCCAAAACGTATTGGCTGGGTTTATAGGGCAAAAGCAGAAGGAGGTTGACGTTACCAACTTTAGTAACAACTCTATTCAGCAGAACCGCGATTTACTAAAGCAGTTAACGGCGCAATACATAGGCATTCAGAAACCATCACAGGAGGCAACAGATAAACTAAATCAGTTAAGCGCTACACTAAAAAAACAGGAATCAGCAATAGGCGATACCCGCCGTAATGTGGGCAACTATAAACAGGACATTATAGAGGCTGCTAAATCGCTTAATCTATTTGGCGTAAACGTTGGCGATGTAATTGACCCGCTAAAGAAGTTTAAAGGAACATTTGATGATGCAGGCGGGGGTATAAATGGTATAGCAAAAGGCCTGGGCGGTCTTGCCGCAGGGTTAATACCATTTGCCATAGGGGCAATAGGGGGGCTATCTCAAAAGCTATTGGAATATAAGCCTGTTGCTGAATTTGCAGAACGCGCAACCAACGGTTTTAACGCCGGTATTGAAGCGCTTGTTAATGGTGGCAGTGTCTTCCAGGCCGCAAAGGATGTATTCGAGTTAACGGGTAAACTTCAGGAGCTAAATGATGAATTGCAGCGTGGGGAGTTGGCAAACGCCCGCAATACTGCCGCTATTCGTGATTTAGAAGTAATAGCAAGCGATGTAAGCAAAACGGAGGAACAAAGGATTTCAATACTGCAAAAGGCTAATGAAAAGGCCGTGAAATCATTTAATGAGCAGCGAAGAGCATTAGAGGATGTTCAGTCCACACGTGAACAGTTGTTCATGAAAACAAAGAACCTTTCGCAGTTTGAGCTGGACATCATTTTAGAGAACAACGAAAGCATTAAAAAGTCTTACGACTTCGTTACTGATGCACAGATTGAGCAGCGCCGGGAAACATTAAAGCGTATCAACACAGAGGACGATGATTTTCAGGCTGTTAAGAAAGGACGCGAGGAAATTATAGGGCTAACGGCTAAATACTACGATGTAATTGAGAGCAATAATAACCGCGTATCTAAGCTACAGGACAAAATAGATGCAAGGGATAAGCAGTTGGCAGATGAAAAGGCCCGTTTGCTTGAGAAGCAGAAAGCCGACTTTGAGAGATATTGGGCTAATATTGACGCACTCGAAACACAGTTTGAGTTAAATGAACGGGAGCGATTAGCTAAATCATTTGATGATAAAATTCAGACTATTAAGGGCGATAGCCAACGCGAAATTGCTTTGCGGTTAGCCATTGAGCAAGAAAAAGAGGCCGCGCTTAATAAGTTTGATGATGAGTCCGAAACGCGCAGACAACAGAAAAAGGCTGACCGTTTAGCTAAAGACCAGGCCGATCTAAACCGCGCACTTGCTATTTTAGAGGATAACGCCCAAAAGCAGTTAGAACTGCAGATTTGGTTCAATGAAAGCCAACAGGAAATTGATGAAGAGTATCAAAAGTGGGTTGAGGATAAGCCCCGTAAAAACTTTGCAGATTTCTATGCTTATAAAAAGAAGCTCCGAGAAGATGACTTAAAAGATAAGGCGCAAAAGGCGGAAGAAGAAAAAAGAATTGAACAACAGCAGTATGAAGCCGCTAAAGGCGTTCAGAATTTATTTACAAGCCTTTCAAATGCAATAGGCGAACAAACGGCGGCAGGCTTGGCGTTCCAAAAGTTAGCGGCACTTACTGAATTGGCAATAAATACGGCTAAGTCGCTTAGTGCATCAATACCATTAGCCATTGAAGCGGCTTCAGCAACAGGCCCGGCAGCGCCGTTTACATTTGCCGGTTATTTAGGGGGCATAATTGGAACGGTAATAGCGGCGGCGGCACAAGCTGGAGCTATCCTAAATAGCGCAAAAGACGTTCAGGCCCCTAAGTTTGCAGAGGGTGGAGATGTATTTGATGTAGGAGGTAAGCCACACAGCCAGGGCGGAACTAAATACTATGGAGAGGACGGAAATAGGTTTGAGGTAGAGCATGGCGAAAAGGTGTTTGTATTAAAACGCACTGCAAGTGAATACATAGACAGATTAGGCGGTCTAAATGAGTTTTTCGGGGGGCGTTCATGGAGTTCGCCAACAAGATATGCGGCCTTAGGCGGTAACATCCCAACTGGTGACGGGGGGTATGTAACACGGAGCATAAAAGACACTGTGGAGCAGGCCCGAATACTTGAAACGGCTATTAAAAATGGCTTTACTAAAGCACCGGCCCCTAAACTAAGTATAGTGGAATTAGCAAAAATTCAGGGTTCCCGAAACAGAAGCGTAACGGTTAGCGAATTATAATTACATTAGGGGTATGAAACATATTATACTCCTTTCATTATTGGCCTATTCTATCGCTTCTTTTGGTAGAAATGATAGCACAAATGTAGTTAACGTTAGGCTTGTTCCGGGTATTTACATAGACGCTATAAAGGAAAACGGTAAGCACAACAATTACGCAGGCGCTTGTGCTGAATTTGGGGCAGCTATTAAAAACAGTTTTTATACTAACATTGGTGTAGGCTATCAATACTCTGAAAATGGAGGTGTTTTGCCTGCTTATGCAGCGTTTAATACTACAATAATTGACGGTCATGTGACGCCTTATATATCATCAGGGATAGGCTATTTAGGTATATTTAGGAACAAGGTTAGATATGACGGATTGCATACTTTTTTTGGCGCAGGCGTTAATATCAACGTAACAAAACAGCTTTCAATAGCCTTTTACCCATCTTACAGGTTTGCTTATAGCCCTAAATATGGGTATGTCAATAAAGAAGGTGGATTTACATCTGTTAAGTTAGCCCACCAAATAGGGGTAAATGTTTCAATAAAGTTCTACTGAGCCACCTTAAAACTACCGTGTTTTTTCAGGATATACGCCCTTAGTTCCTTATCTTTAGCCATAGCTTCATCCACCATAGAGCGTCCGTGTTTGCGATAGTAAACAAGTATTTCCGGCTGAACGTGTATTTTAAACCCTAAACGGGCGGCGTGTGTCCAAAACTCCCAATCCTCATAGCCTATTAGCATTGATTCATCAAAACCGCCGGTCTTTTCCCACACTTCCCGCTTAAATATACTGCAGTAGTGTATGCAATTATTCTTTATGAGGTCAGCAAATTTAGGGTTCTGAATCTTTGGTTTCCAAATATCCTTCCTTAAACCAAAGGTCTGCAGGTATGTTGAAACTATATCCCCCTGGTTAATGGTTCGCATTATAAAGTTATGGTGTAATTTATCGTCCGAATCCAATAATACAATCCATTTGCCCTTACTTGCCTTAATGCCTGTATTCCTTGCGGCGCTTAACCCGGCGTTCTTTTGCTCTATCAATTTTACTTGTGGGTAGCGTTTTGCAACCCCGCTTGTAT